ATGAACGCCAGTGCTGCCACTATCGCATCTCTCGGAGCAAAGCGCGTGAGCATTGATGCAAGTGCGATGTATCTTGTGCATAAATGCTCTGATTTCGTATTCAAATATGGTCAGCTTAATGCCGATGAACTGCAAACACTCATTGATGAATGCGAAAAACAAAAAAATGATCTTCAAAAAATAGACTTAAACATCGCGTCGATGTATGCCGGTAAGTGCAAAAAGGATAAGAACAAATTGCTTGACCTTATGAAAGTGGGTGGCTGGCTCACTGCTAAAGAAGCTCTTGATTGGGGATTCGTCGATGAAATCACAGATAATCCCGAAGATATAGCTCCTGCAATTGATGATGCAACCGTTTCGGCTCTAGCATCGGCCGGCATTCCCATTCCTAACATTGAGCCTAAAGCGAAAGATGGTTTTTTTACGAAATTCCTTGCTTCTCTTTCGGCTTTGTTCGCAAACAACAATTCTTCATCTACAAAAATTATTACTGCTATGAACAAAACGTTCAAATTCGTGTGTGCTTTGCTTCAAGTCGAAGCCATCACATCTAATGACGGAAAGATTACCCTTTCCGAGGAACAATTGCAAGCGGTCGAAGATCGTATTGCTGCTCTTGAAACGCAGATTTCTGATTTGAATGAACAAATTAAGGATAAGGATTCTCAAATTGAGAACCTTAAAAAGAAACCTGCCGATGACTCTACCTTGGTTGTTGATGATGGCAAAAAAGATGAAAATTTTGCCAATGACTATGTAAGCAGCCTGAACAATGCTCGTGAAATGTTTAACTCTATTCCCTAAAAAACTATGGCTAATCATACCATTTCATTTTCGGACGAGGAATATAAAAAAGCGGCAGAGAAGTGGAAGCGTGAACTTCTCCTTATGCCTTTATTCTCTTGTCAAGACACGCTTAAGTATATGACAGGTATGCCTGGTGTGCGTAATGCGTTACATCTTGGCTCTGCTGAAAGTAACGCACAATTTGCTCCTTATCGTAGCGACCGCAAAAGTGCTAACACTACTGATGTTAAGTACCGTACATTACGCACTTATTTCGGTAATGCATGTGAGGATTTTGAGCCTAACGCATATATAACTACTTTGCTTGGCGAGGGTGCTGCGTTTCTTGGCGATGGCCAGGCTAAAGCCCCATCGGCAAAGCTCGTGCTTGCTTGTGTGGCTAAATCTCTCGGTGCTCATCTTAACGATGTTTTGTTTAGTGCAAAACGTAAAGATGATGGTAATACAACAGCCGACCTCTTTAATGGTTGGAACACTATTGCCGACAATGAAATTACTGCCGGTAATATCTCTGTTGCCAAAGGCAACTTGCTTGAACTTGACGACGTAATTGACAATTCAAATGCTGTTGATGTTGCAAAGATGATTGAACGTAAAGCAGATCCACATCTTCGCAAGCTCGATAAGTTCTTGTTCTGCGATCCTGCGTTTGCTGATGCCTATAATGACAATTATTTGCTCACACACAGTGGTATTTCGTACAATACGAAATTCAATCAAGCATTTGTCGAAGGCTCTAACAATAAGACGACAATCGTTCCTCTTGATTGTCTTGCCGGAACGGACAAGTATTTCCTTACTCCCAAAAGCAATATGCTTTACGGATACGACTCAATGAGCGACGTTGAGAAAATTGTTGTGGATCGTTTTTCTCCATGGGTGCTTACGTTCGCAGCTGCTATGTTCTTCGGCACCGAATTCCATACTGTAGATAAACGATTCTTGCAAGTTGTTAAACTTAAATCTGCTGAATGATTATGGCTGGAACATGTCTTAATTTACAAAAATCGCTCGGGTGGTGCGAAGGCACTCCCGTTCTTCCCGGCATTCGCCGTCGTTTGTACTATATCGCTAAATCAATGATTGTGAAGTGGCCGACATTGCCTAAAGATGCAAACGGCAGAACTACGACTGCTGTTTATGAGGGCAATTTTACATTGGCGGCTGATGCCTCATGGAAGTATATTGATGTTCTGCCATCTAAATCTCAAGTGCAAAGTGAAGCTCAAGGTGAAAAACCAAGCCAAACCCAGTTAAACACTCTTACTGCTGTTCACCCGGGCGTAGGCGATGAAGCTACTGCGGCAGCTGCTTACATGAACAATTGCGATAATGTGTTTTTGCTTCAAGATATGACCGGTAAATTCCGTGTCGTTGGTTGTGAAATGTATGACACAGACACTACTGTCGCGCAGGACTTGGGCCAAGGCTCGACCGGTACAGCTTCGACTACAATCACCTGTAAGGCTACAGATGTTGTTCCTGCTCCTTTCTATCCCGGTGAAATTGTTACCGAAGACGGAGTGGTGATGGGTGATGGCACTGCTGCTCCATCTACCGAAGGATAATGAGGCCAAAAGCTGATAATATCGCCAAGAGTGAGACGGTTGATATAGATGGATTCTTGAATGAACTTCCGTCTCCTGAAATTGACCTGAATACTCTTGGCGTTGCTTTTAACCCTACGCCAAAAGATATTTTCGCAGAGGAACAGAGAAAAGCTTGGGACAAATCCACTGAAGCAAGATGCGATTTTGAACGCAAAATAAGAATAACCCGACGTAGTGGCGTTTTCTTTATTTCGCTATGGCAGAAATCCCTATATGGCAGAACTCTTACTGATATTAAAGCGGATGATGCTATGGTGGATTATTTCGCTGAAAACATAGCTCCTATTATTGCTGATATATTGGGTAATTCCCTTTCTTTAGGCGATTGGGCAATTTGTACCACTCCGAAGCGTCGTCATTTGGTTAAGAACTTTGCTACTCGTATTAGTGAGCAAATGGCTGTTAAGCTTGCTATCCCATTTTACGAAGATGTGGCTTTTTGCAAATCTCGACAAAGAGTGAATGCTGTGTTTTCGCTAAATCGGTTGCCTAATGAAAGAAATATTATCGTGTTTGATGATTTTGTCACCACAGGGCAAACTCTTTTGGCTATGAAAAATCTGCTTTCTCGGTACGATAAAAATATTTTATTTTTTACTGGAATAAATAACAAACTTTGAAAATGGATAATCGATTTACTAATCAACTTCAGGATTTTTTTAATACTCCGGAAGAAGAACGCGACTATGACAAAGGAGCTTTGATGTTACTACAAATCACCGGTAACAAAATTATGTATCGCAATATTTCGTTCAACGCAAAGAAACACGCGAAGTTCATTAACTATGAATTGCGTAAACATTTTAATGTGAGATTGCAGAAAATCACTCATGAGGAGGTGGAACAAATGCAAGCTCAAGTTAATGTTATTGTGAAAGAGCATCTATCGCTAACGGAGGATAATCCTGCAAGCGAATTTAAGAAAGGGAAGCGAGCAGACCATGATTCCTTACCCGACGAAATACAGGCTCTTTATGTGGAAAATTTGAGCATCACGCAAAGAATGCGCGACGTTCAAACACAATTACGCTTGCTATCTGTCGAAGGGAAGACTTGCCCTGATAATGACCGATACCCATATTTGAAAGAGCTTATCTCTCTTGATAAAAAACTACATGAGAATTGGGAAAAGTATGATCATTTTGTAGGAACAGCTGGGAGTGGAGTTGTTGCTCTTTCTGCTGATATTCGTGAGGAGAGTAAAAAATATACCCGGCTCGTGAACCTCAATAAAGGTAAATACAGGAAAAAACCATCTGAAGAATTGAAAATTCAAATCGCTGATTGGTTTGGCAAAATTGTTAATCCGACGGAAAAACTTACAGCCGAACTTAAAGAATTGGGTGTCATCTCATGAAACGAAATACCGACATAGAAAGCATCTTGCGCCCTCTTGACTCTAATCCTTTTCAAGCTTATTTGTCAAATGTAGTGCAAGTTGCTGATGTGTTGGAATGGATCCTTGAACAAGTCGGCAAATCGGAGATTTGGCAAACGTCGTTTTCTATCTCTGAAGAATTTATCCGCCGACTATACTTTATTGAAAAATCAGGAAATGTGAGTCGTTTTAGTTTGGTATTGGACCATAAAGCCACAACCAAGACATTCAAATTGTGGTCGTTTATTTCGCAAGTCATTCAGCATACATATCTCGCAGATAATCACAGCAAGATTTTATTGGTAAAATCAGAAGCCGGTGATACGGTTTCGGTTGTTACCTCGCAAAACCTAACGCGTGGAAATCGGGCTGAATCGGCTTTTGTTACTACAGATCCTGGAATATTTGCTACTTTGCATAAACAAGTAACAGATTTAATAACATATCATTCAGTCCCTCTACATGACTTATTCCACTCTACAACTTGAACAGATCGAAAAAATGGCAGCTCTGTATATGACAATTACAGATATTGCCACAATTCTCAATGTTTCTTCAGAACAACTGCGTTGGGATATTTCACAAAAAGATACCGATGTCTCCAAAGCTTACCACAAAGGGAAAGCATCGCTGAAGCTTGCTTTGAGAACGCAAGAAACAATGCTTGCAAAGGTTGGCTCACCTCTTGCTCTTGAAAATTGCCGTAAGAATTTACTTGATATGGAAGACGACGAATAGATATGCCATTACCTGCTACCATAAATGTTTGTCAAACGGACTTGTTTACCTCCGAAAGTGAATTGCGTGCGAAATACGATGAAATAACAGTTCAACGTGTTTTGCGTATTCGTGATTTATATAGTTATGTTATAGCTAATCCTGATACGAAAGACAGGCAATTCGTCGAAAGGGCAGTATCGATATTTAAGGTGTCACAGAGCTGTGCATACAATGACCTTGCTATCATTAAATCTCTTTTGCCTATGCTGTCGAAGGCAAGTCGGGATTTTCACCGTTGGAGAGCAAACGAAATGTTGCTTGAGACGTATAGAATGGCAAAGGCTCGCAAGGATACAAAGACGATGGAACGTGCTGCATCAAGTTATGCTAAGTATAATCGTGTCGATTTGGAAGATGAACAACTTATACCGTACGATGAAATAGTTGTGCAACCATTTACAGCGACAGATGATCCTACACCATTGGGGATTAAGCCAATCCCTAATATTCAGGAACGCATTAAAAAAATGCTTGATAAGTATATTGCTGAATCGATTGACATTCAGGATGTGGAATTTGAAGAATGTGATTTGGAAGAAGATGAATTGTTTGGCGATATAGAGGATGACGAAGAAAGGTAAAGAGGTCTATTTTAACACGCCCCAACGGCTTACGCAGTTAATAGGGGCCAATACTACTGTTATCGTAGCCGGACGTCGTACTGGCAAAACAGATAGTATTGCAGCTCCTTTTGTGCTTCGCAATATGCAACGAATGGTGGGCAGTACCGGTGCGATCGTGGTGCCTACGTTTAAGCATGGCCTTACAAATACGCTTCCGGGCTTATTCGCTGCTTGGGAAAGGTGGGGCTTTCGTAAAGGCATTCACTATGTTGTAGGTCGTCGCCCACCTAAAAGCTTCGGTAAACCTATTACAGAGCCTGCCGATTGGGAGCATATCGTTTCGTTTTATAACGGCAGTATCGCTGTCATCGTGAGTCAAGATAGACCAGGTTCTTCTAACTCTCTAACATTGAGTTGGGTGCTGGTCGACGAAGCAAAGTTTATTGACTATCAGAAACTGAAAGATGAAACTTTGCCCGCGAATGGTGGTATCAAGTCTTATTTCGGTCGCCACTCTTACAACCATGCCATTATGATTTTGAGCGATATGCCTCAAACACAAAAAGGCTCTTGGTTCTTACACTATAAGGAGAAAATGGATGAAGAGCTCATCGAGACAATTAAAGGAACTGTTTATGAAATATGGAAAACAAAAGAAAGAATACGTCGGCTCCGAGCCGAGAATAAGCCTGTTCCCGGTTATCTCCGCTCTTATCTTCGCCGGCTTGATACTAACCTTAATAAAATGCGTTCCGTCGCTGTTTACTACAAGGAGTATTCTTCGATTGAAAATCTTCAACTCCTTGGCGAAAACTACATCAAGCAGATGAAACGCGACCTCACTCCGAAAACATTCCAAACCTCTATCCTTTGTCAGAGGATCGGAATCTCTAAGGACGGATTTTATTCGTCAATGAAAGAAAAACATAAATATAATGACAGCGATTTTGATTATCTTGATAGTCTTGGATATGACTTTGATAAATCACTTCTTGACAGCCGGGCTGATAAAGATGTGAATCCTTATGCTCCAATCAGTATTGGAATGGACTATAATGCCAATATCAACTGGATTGTTGCAGGTCAGTCAAATGGTCGCCGTCTTAATGTTATCAAAAGTTTTTACACCAAATTTGAACGCAAAATTCCAGCTTTGATTGATGATTTCTGCTCTTATTATGCAAATCATCAAAATAAAACAGTGATCTATTATTATGATGCAACAGCTCTCGGTTCCAACTACGCTGTTAATGATCAAGATTATCATTGGGTGGTTCTGCACGAATTTCAACGCCATGGCTGGGAGGTGATAGATGTGTATCTCGGCAACCCGATGCGACACGACGAAAAATATCTCTTGATTAATCAAGGCTTTGCCGGGAAACAAAGGCTTATGCCTTTTTTCAATCGTCAGAACAACGATGATCTGATACTCGCTATTCAGAGTGCCGGTGTTTCTCGTGGTCGCAACGGCTTTAAAAAAGATAAAGGGGGTGAAAAACTTGGAGAATCAGAAGAAAATCTGCTCGAACATCGCACTGATGGTACTGATGCATTCGATACTCTATATATAGGTTGTGAGAAATTTCCACAGTCGGCGTTAAGTCGTATCTCTGTGGGTGGTATAATGTAAACTTTTCATTGGTAAAATAGATTTTGGGTTGTCCCGGCTTGTGAAAGTCGGGGCTTTTGCTATCTTGAGGCTATATTTTTTAGCCCGTAATAAAGAATTTGCGTCTCAATACAGGAGTGCCTTTTCGTCTTTTTGCCTGTCGGTAATAGAACCTATCTTCGCTAAAAAAATTGGTTATGGTAATCACTGAAATTCCGACATTCGTTTATTCTTCTCAATTGCGAGATATAAAATTCGCTACAGATCTCGATAAACTAATTGTGGTGTTATCTGACGGAGAAAAAGAGTTATACCGCACTACTCTTTATCCGTTTGATGGTGTAGCGACTATATATGATGTTCGCTCTATTGTGGAACCATATATGTTAGACATCAATAGTTGCTTTACATCTTTTTCTCTTTGCTTTTATGATGCAAGCAACAAGGAACTGGGGTCTGGCAATCTAAATACAATCTATTGTAGTCATGTAATGCCGGTTGACGCTGGAGTTTGGGTGTCAAGTAATTTTCTTACGACATTGTCTTCTAAACGCACTTCGCCACATTCTGCCGAATATCTGTCAGTGATGCACGGAGTGGAACAAAGTGAGATGAAAGCCCATTGTGTGTTTATAAATGGCGACGGTAATATTGTCTCTCTAATTATTACACTTTTTGACTTAGGTTATGATGATATCGGAATTGATACTGTTCTAATTCAATATGATGATATTGTACAAAAGTTGATAGCTCAAGGGCATATCGTTCATAAGTTATTAGCATACTCTATAATATATGGTGATCGTTCTTTCTCATTCTATGTTCACAATTTTGTTCCTGATGTAACATTTACATTCCGCAATTGTTTCAATGTGCTTGAAACCTTTTCCTTTTCGGCTGTTACTATATCTAAAACCAAAGTCGACAGGTCGGTTGCTGTCGCTCGGTCGCTGTACTCTTTTTATGACCAAACGATAATCAAAGAATATGAAGTGCAATCTTCTCCACTTACCATGGATGAAGCATTGTGGATAGAACAATTGTTTATATCTAACTGTGTGCGTCTCGGCGTTGCCTCTGATTTCTCCTTATTGCCAATAGTGCTTATTACTGATAGTAGCTGCGAAATATCTGATTCAAATGCAGATCTTAACAGGGTGAAGTTCAGTTGGCGATTCCAAGATAAAATGCCTCATAATCTTAATGTCGTTACTTCGACTCCTGAAGATAGAATACATCAAGAACAATTTACTCATCAATATCAATAATATGGCTCGTTCAATACATATTTCTACACTTAGGCAAATGCTTAAAAGTGGGGACCCCTGCGACATTAAACTATGGACTAAAAAGGGTGAAATACAAGAGTATCGCAACTGTATATCTTTGCGATATAACTTCTATAAAGGCACTCGACAGATTAAACTACTGGAGAGTAGAGAAATAAGACAGGTGCGCGATGTATGTATTTTTGAAATAAATGGCCTAACAGTTTTTTTATAATATGGATTCAGATATATTAAATTTTTCAAGTATCGAGGAACTGCCGAAGTTGTCGGCAAGAGCTGCCTTTTTAGTCGATTCTACTTCAGTGTTTCGTGAAGAAGATGATATTGCTCCGGTTAAGGTTAACAATGACATTAATTATATGCCATGGGGAGACGACAATGAAATGCCTTATAATATTCTTAAACTAATTGAGGGTGATGAAACGCTTTCAACGTGTCAAATCTTTAATGCAGAAGTCTGTTATGGTGCCGGGCTCGTGTATAATAGGGATAATTGCAGTTCTGCTGTTAAGAACGAAATTGAAGACTTCTGCCTATTTAACTCGTTGCCAAACTATTTCCTTGGGGTGGCACAAGATTTTAAGCATTTCGCTTTCTGTATCTCGGTTATAATATTAAATTCCGACGGGTCTAAAATTGTGCGATTACTGCGAAAGGAGGCTTGCTATTGCCGTTTTGCAGAGGCTGATGAATTTGGCAAAATCCCCAAAGTGCTTTATGCAAATTGGCGTAATAATCCTGACGCGAAAAATATTGAGGCAATTGATTTGCTTGATGTTAATGCCCCAATTCATGACCTTATGGTTCGGCTTGGCAAAATATCAGGTGACGATGGGAAAACAAAAGTGAGAACAACTGTGCGTAAATTCGCCATACTAACGAAAGTGCCAACGCCAGATAATACTTATTACCCTATTCCTTACTATGCGTCGCTATTCAAAGGGAAATGGTATAATATCAAACGCTTGATAGCATTAGCAAAAGAAGCAAAACTAAAAAATTCCGCGCCGATTAAATATCATATTGAAATCTCGGCCGATTATTTTGACAAGCTCTGCCGGACAGAAGGTATAACCGATCGCCGCAAGATGCAAGAGAGAATCGTTGCTGAAAAGCAACGTATCATTGATTTTCTTACAACGGCTGAAAACAGTGGTAAAGTTTGGTTTAGTCAGACCTATTCCAACCCCGCAGGAGAGGTTCAACATGATGTCGTGATTAATAAGGTTGATGACAGCAAAGAGGGTGGCGATTGGGAAAGCGATATTCAAGAAGCAATTAATATTATTTGCTTCACTATGCGTGTTCACTCAAATCTTGTCGGCTCTGTACCCGGCAAGAGCCAGAGTAACAACTCCGGGAGTGACAAACGTGAGCTTTATACAATAGCACAGGCATTGCAAAAGCCCTATCACGACTTGCTGTTCTTGCCCCACCAACTCATAATGAAATTCAATGGTTGGATAGGAGCTTATCCTGACTGCCCTTTTGTGATGCTCACTACTCTTGATGAAAATAAAGATGCAAAATTAGTTACACAAAATAAATCACAAGACGATGGCGAAGATAATAACTGATGATGCTACACTTCGGAAATATATCCCGAATGTGCTTGCAACGGTAGATGATGAAGCTCCGTTGTTTGATAAACTATCTCCATATCTTAATATGGCTGAATCTTGGTTAGTTGAAAATCTTACCGGCCCATCGGTTCTTGATAAAATCTCCGTTGGCGATAGAAATGCACGATATGGTCATGTTGCCATGTTCGTCGTTGCACATGCATTCGCTCTGGCTGTCCCATCGCTGGACCTCGTGCTGACACCTAACGGTTTCGGTATAGTTAATAATAACAATGTTGTGCCGGCTTCAAAGGAGCGGGTGGAACGTCTTATTAACTCGCTTCATGTGATAAAGTCTCAATGCTTGACGGCTTTGCTACCGATGTTGCGCACTGATGCTGATTGGCATGACTCTGACCAATGTAAATGGTTGGCAGAGTCTATTCTTCAGGATCTGAATTTAGCTACTAAATATGGAAACAAAAATGGCCCTTACGAAAACTGTGATACTAACCGTTGGGGCGTGTTTCTCACATTACGCCAACAAGCTTATGATATAGAACAAGAAGTTGCCAATGGGTGGATTTCTCCACAGTTAATGGCTCGACTTCGTAAATGTGAAGCAACCGCTACTTATAGCGATGAAATAAAATCTCTTATCTTGTTGATAAAGGGAGTGATATGTGAAAGTTTTCGAACTGGCATATTGAACCATAGGCTTCTTGATGATGCCGTGTCGTTTATTCGTGCTTTTCCTGACTTATTCCCGGAATGGCATAATTCCGAAACAGCCAAACTGTTTAATCCCCCAATCTTCGAGAATGAGAAAAAATCAGGTGGATATTTCTTTTAATTATTATACTTTATGGCACAAAAAATTTCAATCGTGGTACCGAAGTCTTGGCAAGAACTTACGGATATGCAACTTTATTACATTTATAATCTATTTGCCGATAATCTTTCTTCAGGACAGATTAAAACTTTTTGCCTCATGAAATGGGGAAAAATGAAAGTCATTAGCCGATATGGTGATGGGTATATGTTGCAACACGGCAAAAATAAATTTGTGGTTACTGCAGAATTGCTTGCTGATGCTATTCATGCACTTGATTGGATTGATGAACTGCCGTCTTCACCTGTGCGTATCACGTCGATTAATAGGGCTAAAGCTTTAGATGCTGCTTTTATGGGGGTGTCTCTTGAGAAATTTCTATATTGCGACAACCTGTATCAAGGGTATCTTGAGACACAAAACCATGCCCTCCTTGCACAAATGGCAGAGGTGCTATATGACAGAGAGAATATAAAAGTTAATCAAGCGGAGAAAATTTCAATTTTCTATTGGTGGGCTACTTTGAAATCTCTGTTCTCTCGCTCTTTCCCTACTTTTTTGCAACCTATGCCTGTTGGTCCTGATAATCTTCTCGATGATAATATCGGTAAAAGGCTTCAAGGCGCTATGAATGCTCAAATTCGTGCCCTTACCAAAGGCGATATCACAAAAGAAAAGGAAGTGCTGGCAATGGATACATGGCGAGCTATGACGGAACTCGAAGCTCAAGCAAAAGAGTATGAAGAAATAAAACGTAAATATGGGAACAACTTATAATTGGAATGCAACAACTTTTTTTGAAAATCTCACCAAGCGAAATCGCTTGGCCGTAGATAATGGATTTAAGTTCTGCCGGGTAAGTGGCATGGAAGGTTTTCAAGATGCTCTTGCTTCTATGCAGAATGCTAAAGCATTTGTTTGTGTTAATGAACTATCTCAGGGATATACTTCTCTAGATAACTCGCCCAGAACTCGTCGTGTGAAAACTGTTTTTCTCGCCATGCGTCATAAAATCGACGATATGAAAGCTCGCCAAAATCGTTTCGATACTTTGCGTGAACTGTTTCGTCAGTTTATGACTGTCCTTATAAAAGAGAAAACCAAACTGGAAGAACATTGTGTTGAAATTGACCGTCGTGTCACATTTCATGAAATTGACGAATATTTCTTTTCCGGGTGTGCGTGTGCCTATTTCTCTGTCTCTGTTGATATTCATACTGATTTGCGTTATGACGAACACGAATGGTTTGAATAATGCTGAAGCAATAGAGCAGCGACAACGATATGTCGAGGCTTGGAACAATACGATGATCTCTATTTGGCAAGAACAGATTACTATGCTTGATGTAATCGATACCGGGCAATTGCTTCAATCTCCAATATCTCTGCCTGTACATGCCGATGGCCGTTTCTTTGAGATAAGCCTGACACAACAGTTTCTTGAGTATGGTTTATGGCAGGACTATGGGACCGGTCGGGAAATATCACGAGGAAATAAAGGTGATATTGGGCGAGTAAAAGTTCGTGAACGTCGCCAATGGTTTTCTAAAAAATATTATTCGTCGGTGTTGAATTTTCGAGATTTTATGGCCGATAGTGTAGGGCAAGAGTTTTGTGGAATTTTCACAGAGATGTTTAATGATGGTTTGTTCAAATCGATGACAGAATACTATAAACGGAATAAACGAACTCTGTAGCCTTATTTTTTTTGTCTTTTATGCCTTATCTTTTTTTTACCAATTTCGCTATAAAATATAACTCGTATGGATTTATCTAATATAAAGGAACTGATTGCGACATTTCGCTTAGAAACTGAAAAAAATAGTATCTCGCCTGATAGAGTTGGGTACCTCTTCCTTCTGTTAACGGCAGTCTTTGACGATATCCAAAATCTCATCAAAGAAGGAGATAATATCTTAAATAAGGATATTTCCACCTTACAGTCCACACTGCAAGTTGTGCAAACTGCAATTGCTGCTTTGCGAGGAGACAAGCAGGATAACCTCACGCCAGGCAGAGGCATAGAAATAAGCGACAATGTAATCAGATGTACTCTTGACACAGAGGTGTTTCGGCTTGTGTCGGAACTACCGACGCAAGATATTGATGAAAATAAGATTTATCTTGTGGCTGTCGCCGGAGATGATGCTGAAGATAATAATGTATATCAGGAGTGGCATTATAAAGGCGGCGCATGGGAGTTAATCGGTGCCAGAAAGGTAGAAGTAAACCTAACGCCGTATCTTACCAAGGACGACGCCATTAAGATGTATCAGCCCAAGGGAGAGTATGCCAGTCAATCGGATTACGACGAGTTGTCGGAAACTGTCGCTGTAATTGATGAATTTGTCGGGGAACATAGCAACGACAAAGATATACATATAAATGAAGTTGAGAAATCTGCTTTGTGTATATATCCTTTTGACGCCATAGTGTACAATCCGGAAGAAGCATACGAACAAGGATATGAAATCGTATATAGTGCAAAATTGAAACAGTTTGTTTCCATTGGAGCAAACAACTATTCTGTTATGCCGATGCCTTATAACTCTTCGGATTATTTATATCGTAAAGGAGCAGTATTATATAAGTTAGAAAACGGCACTCTCGCAGAATATTGTAAAAACAATATCGACACAACGCAGTATGAATATGACGAGGAAACAAATATTCTAAACATCAAAACAGTATAAATATATGGCTCTCAAAATAGATGGAAAAGCAATCAATCCTGATGCGGTCATGTTTGACGGAAAATCGCTGACAGCACTTCAGTTCAACGGAGTGGAAGTTTGGCGTAAGCGCCAGGGAGATGAGCCATATATAAAAGTATCACCAAAAAGAATTGTCCTTACCCGGGCAAACAATTATCAAGCAGAAGTAATAATCGAGTCTAACACTCAATGGAGTGTCAGATAATATGTTTAACTAAATAATTTAAAATCAAATGGCAAAAGCAAGTTGGCTTATTATTGACCCAACCGCAGGTAGTGGTAACGGTCAAATCTTGAACTCGGCCGCGGAACACACCGGCCGTGTCGCACGCACAACAACAGGGACTGTACAAGGCGTTGGGGTCGCAGAAAACGAAGTGTACGAAGTCGTTCAGCCGGCACTATCGGAATTCGTGACCATTAACAACGGTACAGAAATGGCCGTGTCAAAAGAGGGCGGTTCAATTGAAGTGATTGGTCGCTCGAATGCGAAAGGTTTGATATTCTCTTGGGTAACTCCTGAAGGGTGCGATGAACCTGAGTATGATGCAGACGGCGGCGACTCCGCAAACGGCATCAATTACCCTGCGGCAACAATTGGTGATGCGTATGGCGTTGATAGTGTGTGGTTCCCAACCAACGGTTCAGCGATAGACTCTGACCCCGGTGCTAGCAAGGACTATGAGTTCCTCATAGACATCACTGTACCTGCGAATGACGCGACAAAAGATGTATATCGCACCTTGCAGGTTAAATCAATCGAGACTGACAGTGTCGTTGCTCAGATTGTGTTGAAACAGACTGCCGGTGCCGCTCGTTTGGCTATTGCTCCCAAATCAATTATCATTCCTCAGGACGGTAGTGCGGTATCAGTTGAAGTTACATCTAACACTACTTGGACTGTATCGTAATCCCAGAGAAGAATGGCAACATCCAGTCTTAACTGGACGCAAGAAGCTGATGAAGTCATCACCGCAACATACACAGGTAGCGGTGATGGCGACATCACTTTATCGTCTGCCCCTAATGAGGGCTTAGACCGGCAACGCGAAGTAACTGTTACCGCCGGAGATAAAACAGAGAATGTGAGCGTGTCGCAACCGGGATTACGAGAGGAACTTGCGACCACTGATGGCAAAATATTATACACCAGCGATGGCAAGTTACTGACAGTGTTAAAATAAATAACAACTTAAACGATTATGCACAACCTACCATTTACAGGCACAGACCTTGAGAAGCGATTAGATGGCGCTTTGACATATGTGACACATATCGTTCAGGGAGAACGTTTCAATCCCGACACAGGAGCGATAGAGTCAACCACGGCAAATTACTTTCGCACGAGTAAATTTGCCACGCTGGGCAAATTCAAGGCAACACTGAGATTCCCGACTTTGACATCACAAGTCTCGTTAACGC